ATAGTCATTATCTCACATGCAGCAAAGTATGCCTTCATGCGCTTGCGGTTCACTGTGTCGATACGGGTCTTAGTGTACACTGCTTCTATTGCGTCAGCCTGAGCCTTCTTAACCGGGTCTTCATCGGTTGTGTAGAGTCGTTTCACCGGGATCGCAAAAGCCATCTGGGNNGATGACAGCTTCTGCATGCCGTAAGTCACCCTGGCAATCTTTTCTACAGTGCCGTCCGGGTGCGTTTTATCTTTGCGGCTCGTCTTATCGGTTATGATCTCGTGCTGCTTGGGGTCATACTCTTTTGCCAGAGTGTCCCATGCCGGGACCAGTATCGTCTTGCTCTCTTTAATACCAGAAATGATGTCCTCTATTTCACCTTTAAACTCTATTGTGTCCATGTCGTTATCTGAATATGTTTAGTAATTCTTTCTCATCAACTTCTTTGGCTGCATTCAGCAGATAGTCGGCTGCATAGTAAATAAGATCCACGTACTCATCATGGGCCTTTGTAGGGAAGCCGGTTATCTCTCCGACAAACTCATCATTCCAGTTATCTGCTACCAGATAGATCCGTCCGCACTCAAATAGAGGACTGATACTGTTCAACCGGGTTTCCTTGGAGTCTCTGGGGGTGGGGGTGGAGCAAACGTTCAGCTCAGTATCCCTTGCCAGCTGGTCCACAACGCTGATCCCGTTTGCCTTTGGTTCAATGCGGATCGAGCTGCTGCTGGTGTATCCATGAGCTTTGACATATCCCGGAATGAACTTTATGAGGTCAGGGAAGCGTAGGCTCACCTTCTTGGCTGCTACAATGTAAAGAGCGTTTTCAATCTTACAGGCGCCTATTATCCCTGAGGGGTCATTCTCGGCGCTGTCGGTGTATGCGGTGTCAATAAAGAATATCACTGGTGGGTTGGCATCCTTTGCCATGCGCCTGAAGTCAGAATAAGAGACATATTTAAACCACTCGTTCTTTATGATGTTACCACCCTCTGTTACCGGATTCTGATCGAACTGGCCTGAATAGGCTCTACTCCCTAGGTCGGTCTTGGCTTCAGCAAGGACTTTCCTGCTTAGTCGCTTTGGGTCTAACATCCCGTTCACGTAATTACTCCGTAGTGACTCTGGTTTGATGCTTCCGGTAGCTTCGGCCGGCAGACAGAGATGCCTTACAGTATCCTGTTTCTGAGCCAGCAAATACCCTGTTACATCCTGCTCGTTAAGGCGCTGCATGATAGTGATCATGGGAGTATTCTCCTTGTCAACCTTACGGCTGGAAAGGGTCTTCACATGTTCAATGGCCTGAAGCCTCAGTAGCTCTGAGTTGGCCTGTTTCGGATTCTGGGGATCATCGTTCAGAATGATATGGGCATGGAAGCCGGTAATGGTGGAGCCGGTTGACGTTGCGTACCGGAATCCTGTAAGCGTGTTTTCATAGTTCTGCTTGCCACTTTTATCCCTTCTGATCTCCACTTCCGGGAATAAGGCCCGATACTTGTCTGAGAGAATGATGTCCTTTGACTTGGTGGCGTGTTCTATTGAGAGGGAGTTCGAGTATGAGTTTGTGATGACTTTGATTGTGGGGTCGATTGTCCAAAGCCAGGGGTGGAACATGATCGTGACAATCGTTGACTTTGTGGTCCCCGGAGGGATGTTAATAATAAGATCGTAAGGCTTTGGAAGGCGTTTGATAATATACTCCGACAGCTTCTGCATCTCATCGCACAAGTACTCTATGTGCCAGTTTTCGGAGAACGGTTCTTTAATGATGACCTCCCAGAACTGGAGAACAAAACTGTAAAAGCGGTCCTTGCAATCTTGTGCAAGTACCATCCTTCCCATTTGGATATATTTTTCATCCTTGGTCATTAAAGCTTTTCTCACCTATCTTCCGCAAAACGTCCCTTTCAGTCGGGGTTAGCTTTGTCAGGTCCATTGCCGGCAGACTGATCAGATCACCTCCGTCTTTGCCGGTGATCTCTCTTCGGTCCTTCCATAAGTCCGGCCTCCGGTTCTTCAACCAGAAAATCATTGAGGTAGGATCGGCTGCTAGGTGCTTGGTTGTCTTCCGGGTTTTTACTACCGGAGCGTCACCTGATACATCTGTTTCGGTTGTTACCTCCATGTACTCATATCCGTTTGACCGGCGGTACAGGTTTGCGGCCACGTTACTGTCAGCGATAGCCTTGCCCTTTTTTATGGTGTCCATAAACGTAGGATACATATGCCTCCAGTTGTTCAGGGTGGACCTTCTAATGCCCAGAATGTCTGAGATTTCGGTATCAATTGCGCCCAACAGACAGAGCTTGTAAACAAGTTGATCCGTTTCGGGCCCCTTGTACAAGCTCTTTCTGCCTCCTTTATTTTTCGCTGGCTTGTTATCCATTAAACAAGTCGGTTTGTGTGACGAAAGTATTTTTGATCATATTGGCGAACATCCAATTTCGACATGTGTTGAACATTTTATTGTGGGCCTGTGGATGGTTGGGATCAATTGAGGTGTTGTAAATTGGAATGCCTTCTGCGTTTTCAATCAGGCAATTCACCCTTTCATTATCAATGATTATTTTGGAGCCAGTCTTCTCCCTGAAGGCAATGTGAACATTGTTCTTCCAAATCCAGTCTTCATGCACTGCACAGAAATAATAATATTGATACCCTTCCTTCAGGTTAATATCATAATACTCTCTTTTATAACCTTTGATCCGGGGATCATTGGTTCCCAGAAACGCCTTCATGCAATGCTCAGACAGATTTACTCCAGTGATATAGCGGAGCCATTCAATCCTGTAGGTCTTCTTTAATTCAAGTCTTTTAATGGTTATCATTTCATACGGTTTATAAGGATAAGATAATCATTATCAGGTTAGTATGCGAATATCGACAAGCATATTTACATCAATCTGAGCAATTCTTTTACTTCGTTTTGCCTTCCGTACCTCTGGTTGTTTGGAAGGTCCAGATCAAATTCAAAGTTGATTGACTTAATCATGTCCTCCCGGCTGATGTTGCTGATTTTTGTCGCACCTACACCGTAATACCCTGAGCTGTTATACCTGTTGAATGGGAGCAGGTTGTTCTTGGCGATAATAGCATCGACCTGGGCTTCATACAGGAACTTCTGAAAGTACCACTGGCCCTCCCGGAGTATAGCTGACAGCCCATTGGTATCCGGGAAATGGATGTACCTCTCGATTGTCGCTGCCTTCTTGTAGTTATACCGGCCCTCAATATCCTCTCGACGCCGGCCTGAAAAGAATATTTTTCCTCCGGGCTTACAGAATGTATTGAGGCAACCCATAACTGCGTCTTCAGCCTCCTGACTGTTTACACTGTTTATGACCGCATCACATATCACCACATCAAACAGGCCATGCCGTTTAATACTCTGGATGAACCTGTCGATCATAAGCTGGCCCCGTTCAATGCTTATGCCGACACGATTATGATTGAAGAACTCCAGCCCGATGGTATTCCGATAGCCCAGCACCTTGTTCATCTTCCCTATGAAGGCTCCCTTGCCGCAGCCAAAGTCCAGTACATGAATATCCTTTCCCAGCTTGGCTATTGCCGGCAGGACCGTCCGGTATAAAGGTGACCAATCAACGCCACCGGCCCGGTTCGGTTGGGCCAGTCCTTGAACATAATCCTGGCGTTCAACTTTCTCATAGTTGAAGACTCCATACTGCCGGGAGAAATAATAACGAAACTTGCCCAGTTCGTCTTTGTCGATGAAAGAAACATGAACATCGCTATTCAGGGTCTTACAGGCGTAGATGTAATTGTTGCCGAACACCACTTCTCCTTCACAGACAATGGCACAAAGCGGATCGCCGTATTTGATTATGAGTCGGCATATCTCGTTTGCCACAATCACATTATAGTCAGGACAGTCAAAGCTCTTTATCGGTAAGGTATGGAAGCCACGCTCCCGGCTCTCGCTGCATGTGCCGCTGACTTTCGGTTCGTACTCAATCCCGTTGTGAATCTGGTTGAACAGGATTTCATCATGCAGGTCCACTCCCCGGATATAAAAGGCCGGGACCTCTGTTAGCTTGATCGCTTTGGCTGCGGTGGTCCTCTGGTGGCCAGCTACAATGGTCAGGTTGTCCCGGTTGACAATGATCGGTAGGATGAAGCCCAGCGTTGTGATGCTTCCAACAAGGTCGATCAGGCCCTGCTCAGACAGCTTACGTGGGTTGTACGCTGCCGGTTTAATCTTGGCTATCTGGACTGTTTCAAAGTTCATATTGCTTCTTTATTGCGGTTACAAAGCCATAAGACGTACCAGTGTTCTCAGTGTGCCTGTCGAACTTTTCCTTCAGTTCGTCATACTCAACTCTGGTCATACCCACAGAAATATCTCCAAATCTCAGGACATCGACCTCTCTTGGTTTCCCTCCCGGCTTTCCAGGTGGCAGAACCATGCTTGGGTCCAGCTGTTTCATCTCGTCATTGATAACGTCGTATAGCAGTAACTCCTCCCGGCTATACTGTTCATTGAGCAATTCCATGTCAAAGGTCCCGTAGGCCAGATTGTCTTTTATGATCAGCTCTTTCTCCCTGTCTTCAGGTAGTTCACTTACCAGTACAGGGACCACCGGGTTCTTTCTCCACTGGTTCCAGTATTCAATAAGCTCATCCTGCTCTACTGAAGTCAGGGCCTGATACTTAAGGTTATCACCCAGCTCTGTCCTGATGTCTTCCCCGGTCAGAGTCAGGATATCAATATAGCAGTCACGCCGCTGGTTCCCGGACAATACCACGTTTGCTTTTGTGATAATCAGGGGCCGTATCTGGATCATTTTTGTGAACGTTAGCAGACTCTGGGTCAGTAGTCTCTTTGCTCTCAGGTCTATTACTCCCGGATTGATCGGGCTGGGGATTAAGGTTTTGACGTCTATTTGCATAACAAGACCTCCCTTACAAAGAACTCATCTGACCCATTTCGCTCCACTGATGCGTTATACTCCTCCATGAGAAAGGTTAGTTCAGGTTCAGATAGAATTGATACCACATAGCCGCACTTCAGCTTGCTCAACCCTATGGGATTATTCTCAATGTTCTTGTCATTGATCCTGTTGTCAAAGTCAAACAGGTTCTGGTCGACGTTCCCGGTGTAGCTCTCTATTTCGTCAATATCAAAGTGCTGCTTCAGGATGTCAGTGTTGTCATACCCGGATCGCACATTGTCCCTTACAATAAACTCTTTCTGCTCGGCCTCGGTCAGATCATCTGCAATCGTGACCTCTATGACTGGCTTGCTTAGCCATTTCTCCCAGTAGCCCTGTATCTCAAATTGCTTGTCTGGGTGCATTTCAGTGTACCTGTCCAAAACTAAGAGCCGGTCCAGTAACTCATTAAACTCCATTTCTGAAATAGCCTTCAAAGCAAGAAACCGCTGGTTGCCTCCCAAAATGACTTTCTCCTTCGAGATGACTATATTCCTGTAGGCAAGCATATCACTGAATATCAGGATGCTCTCAATGAGCTTGTCCAGCATGTATTCTGTGATAGCTCTGGGGTTGTCCTTATTGACTTGTAACTGAGATATTTTGACTGTTTTCTTCATGGTCTGATTAGTAAGTGGCAAAAAGGGAAAAGCCTTAACTGCAAATAAACCCCTCCCTCAATAGATTTCTTTGGATAAAAGTACGCTTAATATTGCTCCTTAAGCAATAGTTTGATTATAATTTTATCTTCATGGGTAGGTTAGCCTCATTCCACATCAGCAAAAGTGCATCTCGTTCCTCACTATTTGTTCGGCTGGGCAGCCCAGGAACAAAGTACGCCAGCTCTGCATGTGTGATCTTCCCATCTGGTCCCTTCCAGCACTTCTTCAATGGCCGCTGCTCAGTAACGTCAATCCCCAATGCCTTGCAATACTGTACGATCATAAGCCCTACCTGATGGTTCCTGCCAACGTTGTACCCTGTTTTGGCTATTGCACCTGCTCCACGGACCTGACCATTACCAATATGCCAGTTATGGGAGATTAGCCAGCTTGCTTCTACCACCACGCGAAGGGTCCTCCTGTCAGCATCAGATTGGTCTTTGGCCAGTCTTAGCCGCTTAATAAGCTCTGGGAATATGAGGGTATCGAATATTATCCCCATTGTTTTGTGTTCCAGCTGGGCAAATCCGCTTTTATCCACGTCCGGGTCAATTCCAATGATAACGTCAGGCTTGATCATTGCTGCTCCTTCTTTTTAATGTACAATAAAAATACGCAATTGTGCTTATTAAGCAATACTATTGACAAAATAATTTCACTTTATTTGCATTTTATTTCGCTTATTATGGCTGGAGATAAGCTCATTGTGAGGTTTCACCCCTGGTCTATAGTGTTAATAATCCACCCGATAGAATACCCTTAGTAAACCTCGGCTTAGTCCAACTCAGTTTTATACACAATCTTATTTACTGCCTATCCTGACAGTTGGGGAAATATTTATTCCTACCTTTAAGGGGGAAACTGTGATAAGACTGTGTATAAAACACTATTTAGTTATGTGTAAGGCGGCACCTGATCGACATCTTGGACTTAAACACCACAACATATTTCAAAGATGAATATAACCTATCTTTTTGGTGCAGGAGCCAGTGCAAAGGCATGTCCGATTTTAAAGGGCCTAGGTGAAACGATGATATCCTTATCGAAAATGCATCTTGACCCAGAGATAGCCCAACCCAATTTTAGGCTTCTGAATTCAGCAAATCCCAGCGAAGTAATAATGCACGATATGTGGTACTTTGGACAAAAAGCCCTTCAGTATGGAACAATAGATACCTATGCAAAGAAACTTTATCTCAGTGATGACTATGAAGGTGAATTAGATAGACTTAAATTATCTGTAAGTACTTTCTTTACAATCTGGGAATCATTGGATAACGATTATCCAATAAAATCCAAGTATGAAAGCATTGACTCAAGATACATAAGCCTCTTGGCTTCAGTTTTAGAAAAAACTCCTCAAAGGGTTCCGAAAATAAAAGATAATGTCCGATTTGTAACCTGGAACTACGATCTGCAGTTTGAGAGAGCATTTAAAAGCTTCTGTATGAATCATTTTACATGGAATGATGTATCTCGGTTTTTAAAATTTAGAGTAAACTCGACCCAAAATGGTGATCTAGATATTTGCCATCTTAACGGTTATAATGGCTACTACTTAACTGCACCCAAATTTGACAAACAGATTAAAGAGGTAGATACTATAGACAGAAACTTACAAGGAAAAGATATACCAGAAATGCTAAAAGAAATTGGCTTCATTGTCGAGAGTAATAGACGAGAAGAGATTAATTTCTCTGATCACATAAATTACGCTTGGGAATCAAATAGTTTTTCACAAGTCGCAAGAAATTCTGCTGAAAGTATTTTCAGCAAAACTGATACTCTTATAATAATTGGGTATTCTTTTCCCCCATTCAATAAAGAAATTGACCAATTATTGTTTAAAAGCTTTCAGGGACCGAATAAAAGAATATTCTATCAAGATCCTAATGCTAGTGAAGAATATATCTCCACCTTGATAAAGAGTCCTTCCCCTGAAATACATTGCATAACTGATAAATTAGATCACTTCATGCTTCCATATGATTTTTAATGTCTATGACAATGATACAGGCACTCTACATAATACATCAGGATCCAAAGACAACACCTTAATACTATGACTTTAATACTCGCCCTAACACATAACACGGACGATATATTTAATAGGCTTGTCATGGTTTTTGCATTTCTATGTGAATCCGTAATGAAAAGAACGCTCCTACCCGCCATCACGATGGCAAAAACTCATTCCAACTCGAAGCTGCGGCAACACGCACATACCGCCGAACATTAGCAACATAGCAACACATTCACAATGTCACATACAGTTGAAAATATTATTAAAAATGATTGTGAAAGTCAGGTGCTTGACTTTAAGCTTGAGCCTTATAAATTGGGTAATCACCCCAAAAAATATGAGTTACTGAAAGATTTTTGTGCCTTTGTTAATAATCCATCCAATCAAGACAAATACATAATCATTGGAGTAGAAGAAAAAGATGGCAGGGCAATAGGCTTTAAATCAGTCAATAATGAAGTTGATGAAGCTGGCTATCAGCAATACATCTACCAAAATCTTGAACCACCCATCTCATTCGAATACAAATCCTTTCAGTACCAAAACTTTACCTTGTCATATTTTAGAATGTTTGATAATACACAACGACCATACCTCTTCAAGAAAAAAATAAACGATTCCACTAACCAGAATGCCGTTCCCAGAATAGGTGATGGTTTAATCCGTCGTGGTACTTCAACAGAAAAGTTAACACGGGATGATTTAGAAAAAATATACGCAACAAGATATAAAGATGTCGATCGCAAATCTGACTTGGATATTGCATGTTATATTGATAAATCAAGAGAAGATGTTATATCCAACTTTAACCTATATTTCATAGATGTAAAAATTGAAAATAGCTCTTCTAAGTCTATCGGTTTTGATATAGACCTGAGGATAAGAAAGACAGAAGGCTTAATTGTTCTAACATCGTATGATGCCAGAACAGAATTAAGAAAAATACAACAAGAAGCAAGTAGTCTAGTTACCCGATCTGGCCTTGGTCCACTATATTACCCCGAAATAAATCCATTAAATATTTCTATTGACGAAACTGAAGATCACTTCATTGCCGGAAGAATGTTACTAAGAGATCAGATAAATACCGTGATCTTAAGCCAAAAGAGTAAGGAAGAGTCCATCTTTAATAAAGAAATTATTATTATAGCCGAAACATCAACTACAATCAGTGGAGAAATTGTCCTGAAAAGTGATTCATTTACAGAAGGACCATTAATAAAAAAGTTCAGCCTATTTATTGATAAAAACTTTTAATGCCCCGTTGCCTAACCGGTCGGTACATGCAATTGCCTCCCGGTCACCCGGTAAAATTTTCCCCTGGCATTGACTAGTATAAATATTCTTCCTATATTTGATGTTGCAATTGTCCCGATCGGGACATTCCTCCTACGAGGTAATGCAGCGAGACACTTTAGCCCCGAGCGTTCAGACAGGCTCGGGGCTTTTCTATTTGATTATGTTATATCCTGGGTTGATTAATTAACAACCGTTTTTAGCGAATAAGAACTCCGTAATTGGTCAAATATATATAGCTTTAGTACACATTTGAACGTTATGCACGAGGTAGAAATGTCAACACCGAAAATCGTATATAAGTATAGAAGTTGGAATAATGTTGATCACATTAATTTTCTTGCTTTCGGCGAAATTTATCTAGCCTCTCCTGCTGAAATAAATGATCCTTTTGATTGCAGAATTCCAAACGACTTGAGTCTTTTATGTACTGATAAAAAGAGAGGGAGGTTTGTTGACGAAACTTTAACCCGTCATTATTCAGATGAAGAACTAAAAGGAGAAAAACTTATAACACAAAGAAATATACAAATTCGAGACTTAAGAGATAATTCAGATCAATATCAAGGAAAGCTTGAGACACTTTTAATTAAGTCAGGTAACGAACATTCTGGAATTTTCAGTACCTCTCTTATCTGGGATAGCATTCAAATGTGGTCATATTATTCAGAAAACCATAGTGGTTTTTGTGTCGGATTAGATGGAGAAAGAATATTTGATAGTTTACCAAACCAAAAATCTGCTCCTATAAATTATTCAAAAAAATATCCAAGAATTGATCCTCTTGGGGATAAAATTCGAAATTCCTTTATGAGTACCCACACTAAAGACAAAAATTGGAAGCACGAAAAAGAGTACAGATTCTTCTCAAACCTTAATATTCCTGGAAAAGAAAATAACTCGAGAATCATCAAACTGACTAAGGACTGTTTTAAGGAGATTATTATCGGATTACAATTTCCTGAAAAAGATATTGAAAAGATGAAAGTCTATGCTAAGAGATTAGAAGTTCCTATTTATACAATAACTAAAAGTAAAATGAGATTCAAATTGGACAGAAAAGAAATATAAAAAGCCCTGTGCCTAACAGGTCGGCATATCCGATTGCCTTCGTAACTGCACATACCGCCGAGCGTTAGCGTTCATTGTGGATGCAAAACATGTAAACATGAGTTCGAAAAAATTTGCACCAGATTATTTAATTTAAAAACTAATATCATGAAAAACTTCCGAAAATCAACTCAAGGAATTTTAATTTCCAGTTTTAGTATGGTTATCTTACTAATTTTTATTGGTTCCTTTCAATGTGTGGCACAATCACGAACAACTCTCAGTCAAGAGGAAATTGATGCTATTAATACGTTGTTTGAATTAAAGTATGTTGGAGTAAAAGCGGATGGTTGGGAGATTAATCCTGATTTATGGAATATGTACAATTTCAATGAGCGGAAGAATTTTACAGAGAAACTTTCTGTTTACTACAAGAACTATACTGAAATAGGTAAACAGATGTCAGGTTTTTGCTATTTCTATAATATGGCTACGAAGAAAAAAATTGCACGATGGTATAAAAATGAATACAAGGAATACTAGTCTATTATTACTCCAATGTTTAGTTGGTCAACTTAAAAACCATAAAAACAGATAATTATGAAAAATATTGTAAAAATTTTCTTAATCAGTTTGATTATCACAAGTTGTGTATCAAATTCAGAAAAAAAATCTGAAATTCTAAATTATACTATATCTGAAAAACAAGATATTAGTTATTTAAATACTCCTAGAATGGTTTACCATATTATTCTTAATGTCGATTCTATTCCAACAGTGAATGAAATGAAAAATACAGCAATTAGCATTTGGGAGAATGGAAATCAGAACTGGAAAGAATTTACTGTTTTTCTCTATTTGCCTGAAATGAATACAGGTATGATGGCTTATGGAATTGGAGAATTCAATCAAGATGGTCTTATAAAATTTGAAAAGAACGAGACTTCTTTATTCGAGACAAAATGGGAAATTAAGGAAACAAAAATAATTGAGAAAGAAATTAATTCCTCGGAATTGAAAGAATATGAAATTGATTTATCTGTTGATAAAATAAGTGCAAGGGAAATAAAAATAAATATTCAAACAGATTTCCCTGATGGAACAAATTTTTTGTTAAGCATTGGTCGGACACATTTTCTGAAGGGAAGCAATGAAGAATATTCTGGAGAAATATTTAACAAGGACTTTTCAGTAAATCAAGGAAAAGTTGAAACAACTGTTAACATAGATGACTCTAAATGGTACTATGAACATCAACGGCTCGTAAGGGCTCTTCCAGGTGATATTCAACCTATTGCAAAAATCTCAGATAACATCAGTATTTCAGTTTTATATTCAGCAGCAAGAACACAGCCATCTGATGTGAAAAAAATTTTAGGAACAAGAGGAGAATTTGTAACTGGGAAAGGAGCAGATAAATTTGGGACTGGAACTGCTGGGCCAATAACAACTTTTAGAGTTTCTAAAGAAGTGAATTTTCCATTTCAAAAATAATTTTATAAACAACGAAACGCTAACAGGCGGTATATTTTATTGCCGATTCAGTGCGGATTTCAGCGTTTCTGCGTCTAATAAATCTATGTGTAACTTGACAGGACAGTGCTCCGAAATTGGCAACAAATTAAACCGCTGAAGGTCATAGCAAAGCTAAGCTTCTCAGCGAAATAGACTAAACCGAAACAAACATGGAATATACGGTGACCACGTATTTAGCACATATGCAATTGCGCGAAACAAACCCAACACACATGCAAATGAAAAAGAGTCAAATTCTCTCGCTCCTTTTTAGTAAATTTGATCGTCAACGTAACCTAACATGATTGATAAGATAACTGCCCTGAATAAAATTACCGACCTCGTGACCCGGTTTGAAGACCAATATACCTCTTATAAAAACTCTGATTATAACGAGACACAAACCCGACGAGATTTTATTGACCCATTTTTTAAAGCTCTTGGCTGGGACATTGATAACGAAGAAGGTTACGCAGAAGCTTACAGAGAAGTAATTCATGAAGACAAAGGAAAGTCACAAGGAGCCAGAATGGCACCTGATTATGCTTTTCGATTAGTAGGTGGAAAACGATTATTTTTTGTAGAGGCCAAAAAACCAAGTGTTTCAGTAAAAGAGGACATACATCCGGCATATCAGGTTAGAAGATACGGATGGAGTGCAAAACTCCCGATCAGCATAATCACGGACTTTGAGGAGTTTTCAATTTACGACTGTACCAAGAAACCAAAACCAACCGACAAATCAGCAGTTGCGAGAATTAAATACATATCATTTCGGGACTACATAAAAGAATTTGATTTCCTCTGGGACACATTCAGCAAAGAACAAGTCTTAAAAGGTAGTTTTGATAAGTTTATCCAAAGTGATACTCACAAAAAAGGAACTGCAACTGTAGACAAGGACTTTCTTGAATCCTTAGACAGGTGGAGAACTTATCTAGCTGTTAACATAAGTTGGAATAATAAGAATCTTGACGAAGATGAAATAAATTATATTGTTCAATTAACTATTGACCGTCTAATCTTTTTACGTATAGCCGAAGACAGAAGTGTAGAACCTTATGGGAGTTTAAAACGTGCCATTAAGCAAGGAAATTTATATTCTAACCTTTATGAGCTTTTCCAAAAAGCTGATGAAAAATACAATTCCGGCCTATTTGATTTCAAAAAGGATAAGATCAGTAAGAACGTAGTTATTGAAAACAAGATTATCAAGACTATTATCAAGGAGCTTTATTATCCTGAATGCCCTTATGAATTTTCGGTTCTCTCAGTCGAAATCCTTGGTAGTGCGTATGAACAATTCTTAGGCAAAGTAATCAGGATTACTCCGGCTCATCATGCAAAAATTGAGGTGAAACCAGAAGTAAGAAAAGCTGGAGGAGTCTATTATACTCCACAGTACATAGTAGATTACATAGTTAGGAATACTGTTGGAAAACTGATAGATGGAAAAACACCAAAAGAAATCTCAAAAATCAAAATATTAGACCCTGCCTGCGGCAGTGGTAGTTTTTTGATTGGTACTTTTCAATATTTATTGGACTTTCATATAGATTATTATTCTGAAGACGGAAAGCCATCGAAAGGCAAAAAAGATAATCCTCTTACACCTGATGGACATTTAACCTCTGCTGAAAAGAAAAGGATTCTTCTTAATAATATCTACGGAGTTGACCTCGATTCAAATGCTGTTGAAGTAACCAAATTAAGCCTATTGTTAAAATGCCTGGAAGGAGAGACAGAAGCTTCAATACATCAGCAGTTTACTATTTGGAACGAAAGAGTTTTGCCAACACTTGAAAATAATATTAAAAGTGGCAATAGCTTGATTGATACTGATATCTATTCAAATGAATTAGACCTTGGATTTGAGAAAAAGATTAAGCCATTTCATTGGGAAGATGCCTTTTCAGAAATTTTCAAATCCGGCGGATTTGATATAGTAATAGGAAATCCCCCCTATGTTCGACAAGAATTGTTAGGTTCTCAAAAGGAATATTTTCAGAGCAAATATTCAGTTTATCATGGTGTTGCGGATTTATATTGCTATTTTATCGAAAAAAGCATCAAGTTACTAAAACCTAGTGGTTTGTACGGTGTAATTGTTGCAAATAAATGGATGCGTACCAATTTTGGCGAACCGCTAAGAAAATGGATAAAAGAACAGAGCATTTACACGATTATTGATTTTGGAGACCTCCCAGTTTTTGAAACGGTTACAACATATCCTTGCATACTAATTGCAGGAAAACCTCAAATACTTAATAAAACTATTAACCTTACAATTGTCAAATCTCTCAAATTTAATTCACTGTATGAATATGTAGTTCAAAATTCTCTTCAAATTAAGAAGAACTCTTTGGAAAATACTGGATGGAATCTCGCCACTACTGAGGAACAAGAATTATTAAAAAAAATTATGGCAGTTGGCGTAAAGTTAGATAAATACACTAATGGTAATGTATATCGAGGAATTGTGACTGGGCTAAATGAGGCATTCGTAATTGACTCTGAAACAAGACAGAAACTTATCAATGAAGATATTAAAAGCGATGAAATTATAAAACCATTTCTCGCAGGAAAGGACATCAAGCGATATCAAAAACCAATTAGTAATAAGTTTTTAATATTTACTAAACATGACATTAACATCGAGGATTATCCAGCGATTAAAAACCACCTTGAAAAGTTTAAAAAATTTCTAATGCCACGGCCTAAAGATTATATTGGAGAAAAATGGGATGGAAGAAAGCCTGGGAAATACAAATGGTATGAAATCCAAGACTCTATTGATTACTTTAAAGAATTTGATAAACCGAAAATTATTTATCCAAACATTTTAAAAAAACCTGAATTTACTTTCGACGAAAATAACTGGTATACTAATCAAAAATGTTTTATAATATCCTTAAATGATAAGTATCTATTAGGCATACTAAACTGTAAATTAACCCATTATCTCTTTGACAAACTCCTTCCTAAACTTAGAGGTGGATTTTATGAACCAAGCTATGTAATCTTCAGAAATTTCCCTATTAAAAAAATTGACGTAAATAACCAGGACGAGATAAAGGCACATGATGAGATAGAGAAAATTGTTATTGAGCTCCTTCAAATTAATAAAGAAAGAAGCGAATTCACTCTCCAAACAAAAATTGATCAGATCAATTCTAAAATCAATTATTTGGAATACAGAATAAATGAATTAGCATACCAACTTTATGGATTATCTGAAGAAGAAATAAAAATTGTGGAGGCAGAATAATGGAAGAACAAAAAGAAATACAAAAGCAATTTAGGCAACAACAAGAAAAATATGCCTATTACATTATTGCTCTCTGTGTAGCAGCAATAGGTTTTTCAATAAATAAAACTATTGATGTGCCCCTTAAATTCACACAAATTCCTCTTGGAGTTGCCATTTTAACTTGGGGGGCAAGCATTTATTGTGGACTAAAATTTCTGCGATATATAATTAGCACTCTCTTTTCAAACAATGCCTATTTTGATATTCTCCAAGGGAATGATCCAGAAATTGGAAATCATTCACAACTAATTAAAGCTGCAACGGATGGCATAATACGAGCAATGGAATCCAATAGTGAAACCGCTAGTAAAATAGCTAAATGGCAAGATCGGTTATTCATAATCGGATTTATATCATTTATCTGTTGGCATATTTTGGAAATGTACAAGAATACAATTTAAGGAATATACCCAGCTCCTTTGCATGCACATTTAAAAGCCACACCGGCTGATGCACAACCAAAGCTTTTAAAAGAGTATGCAAAAAGAGCCTCTTGACTTTAAACAATTAATATTCTGCTCTATTCCATGACAAAAATAACAGCACTAACAATAACACGGACAATAAAGGTAAGTTGTTTGTCATGCTCTTTGCTTTTGCTCCTAGTCAATCAATTTAAAACTGCTGGTAGTAGGTCAGTATATGCAATTGCCCTCCGGCCAACGGTAAAATCTTTCAGCAGTATTGACTTAATTAAAGATTTATTCTATATTTGATAGGCAGCATCTCCTTATTCCATTCGGGGCTCTTCGCCTATATGCAGCGAGACATTTAATGGGAATGCTGCTTTTTTTTTCTTCAGCCTTGGCATGGTTTGTCTCATCTCCTCTGCCAACCTTTTTCTCTCCCGGCTGATGTCACTCTTCAGCTCCGGGTGTAATTCCTGTAATTTCTGTCTGGCACGCCTGATACTTTCGTGGCTGGCGAACTTTCTGCTAATGCACAATCGCGCATAGTCGTCAAGCGGATAGCCTTGTGCCCTTATAAACTTCAGCTGCTCGGCATGGACTTTGAATCTTAACAGTTCGTCATTGTCCCTAGCTTCCGGGACCGTTCTGAGGACCTTCAGCACGATGTCGGTAATGCTCAATATTTTTTCAATCATGGTCTGCCAGTTTTCTTAATACTTTTTGTTCCATTATCTTCTATTTTGCCAGTAAATTCACTAACCATTTCACTATAAACAGCCACCCAGCCGTCCCTGCTCCAGTGATGCCAACCAGCAATATCAGGGCGTAAAACGCCCCGAATATTGCTTTAGGCCGACTATACCCAACCCGAGTGTATTTTTTATTCTCAATCGGTTTGTTCATAGCCAGAGATGCTACTGCTCAATAATTGCGATGAAGGGAGTAAGCGCCTTGATTGCCATAATCTGGTCATCAATAATCGTGTCCCTGACTTCATCCATTGCCTGACTTGCGCCGGGAGAGAAAAGCTGAAGGCAAACAACCCGTCCGTTGATTGACGCATAGAATTCGACCTCAATCTCCTCTGGCTGGCTCCCCTTGAATAATGAGATGTTCAGCTTGAAGGACTCTGGGAGGTTTGAGGTGACAATACCGGAATAATTGTCTTTGAAGTCACCGGACTCAGCCCTTTGCTTCTCGACTTTTGATGACACGTTGGCATTGAAGTTTTTCAGTTCAGACACCAGCTTCATGCTCCCGGCTTTGTCAACAAAATAAGCCCGGTTCATTTTCATAAACTGACCCAGCTCGTTTGGCTCCCATTCCTTCCCTGAGTTAATCCCAAACTCGACAAACTTTGGATGTTGAACCAGCTTCCCTATGACCTCTCCGGTGTTGTACTGGTCATCTTCATTTATAGTTAGGGTCATTGACATCGCCTCCCGGTCCACTAATATGTGACATCGTTTCTGGTTTATCTGCTCGGGCTGATCTCTTCTCTTGTTGATGAACTCTTCCAGTGCGCCTATGGTCCCGGAGATACTTGTTTTTACAGGCGGCTTTACCGGGAGTTCGTTTACGGAATTGACTTCCCGGATAACTACCTCTGCTACCTGTACGCCTTCTGCAAAATTGAGTTGTAATTTTTCTGTTTGCATGATATATATAGTTTGGGTTAAAATTCGTTTGCTCTTATTGTTGCGCCTTCCTTCACCTCGTCTTTGAAGCTAGGACATGCCCGGAAGCGTGGAACTGCGTGAGCAGGGATGACGACCGATTTGCCCCTTCTGATATCCTGCCCTGTTTTTTCCTTTCTGATCACCGGCTCCAGTGTGCCAAAGCCCCGGATGAACACCGATTTCCCGGACGTAATCGCCTTCTTTGATTCGTTCAGTATGGCGTTCAGAACCTTCTCCACTAACTCTTTTTCCACGCTGGCACGTTCTGCCGTAAGGAATACTAACTCTTTCTTTGTCATCGTTTTTCGTTTAATTGTCTGTGCCTGTTTTTCTCGTTACCTGAAATATCGTCGGCTGCATTTCATCACCGGTCATTGGTCTGAAGTCAACCAGGTCACCTTCTTTGTTGTAGAAACCAACCATTTTTTCTTCCAGGAAGGCAAACTTGTAGCAAGTCTCGTTTTCTACGAACTCAGCCTTCTGCTTCAGCCCCTTCAGTAAGAGCTTGCGTTGCTCGTTCAGCGGTTTCAGCTCTTCCTTGAATTTCTCAATTATGGCCTTCTTCTCGTCCTCAATGTCATTAATCTGGATGGCCGCTTCAGACAACTCGTCTTTCATCTCCTGAATCTTCTCTGGGCCTAGCCGTTTCATATAGCCCATTGAGACGATTGCGTCACAATTGTCGTTCAGGTATGTTCCTCTTTGTAGAGTAGGTATCTCTTTACCAAGTGTTTTGTCCATTCGTTTTATTCGTTTAATGGTTTGTTTTATTTACTTAATTGCTTAATAAGCAATACTTTGAATATGCCTTTAAACCTCATCAATGAGGTTATACATTTTGATGTCATCGACATGTACCCAGACTTTCTTGGCCCGGTTTTTAAACTTTATGGCCCGGTAGTTATTCCAGATTTCATTGCCGAACTCGCTGCCCTTCTTTAGCATCTCCTCGTAATTAAAGACCTTGATCTTCCTGTCAAAGCTGACGAAATCAGCGACTGTTGGTGTCGGATACTGGCAGGTGTCTATAACATGGTTCACGGCATCCGTAAGCCTCTCGTTGCAGAAATTGTTGTCGATTATCCTTGAAGCCAGAATATCAAAGAATGCGTCAGGTAGAGCCGGGAACGCTGCTTTAATTTTTGTAATGTTTACTGCTGCCACTTCATTCTTAAATACACCTGAGTACACGCTTATGGCATCACTGTACTGAGCCCTGATTAAGAGGGAAGTATTTG